CGACCACCTGGCGCACACCATTCCTACTGGAGATGCGTAACATCCCGTTTGACTGTCAATGGCAGGTCACCAAGTGGATCCTGCACAATCTGCCCCTATTTCATCACGCCAAGTTTGATGGCCGTGGCAACGGTCAAAGTCATGCGGAGGCTGCCGGACAGGCCAAACCGGGGATGACGGAAGCGGTTATGGCGACCCAAGGCTATTACGCCGAGCATTTCCCGCTCTACAAGCAGGCCTATGAGGGTGGGAACATCCGTGTGCCGAAAAGTGAAGACATCATCGCCGATCACCGCAATGTGGTGCAGGTCAACGGCAACCCGACAATGGCCGCAACCCGGATCAAAGGATCTGACGGCAAGTTCCGACATGGAGACAGTGCAATCGCCGGAATGTTGGCCTGGGCCGCAACTTCAGAAGACAGCGGTATGAGCGACTGGCGTCAGTTGGCGAAAGGATAAGCTATGAAAGTATCTCGCAAGAAATCTCGTCGCACGCTTGACGGTTTTGATAGTGCTGCAGCCCGGTTGGGGCTTGGGCAGGACAATCTGCTGGCCTCATCTGGATATCGTCCAGGCCGTAGTGTGACCCTGAACGTCGAAGAGCTGGAAGATATGTATGAAACCAGCTGGGTTGTAGGCCGGATGGTTGACGTGGTTGCTGAAGATATGGTGCGCAGTGGGTTTTCCGTCGCATCAACCACGGATCCGGTGCAAACCGATGAGCTGCTGAAGGCATACCAAGAGACTGGCATATCTGCCCGGCTGTCCAATGCCATCAAATGGGGCCGGCTATATGGTGGAGCCTTAGCGGTTATCTTGATTGACGGTCAGGATCTGGCCGATCCGCTGGACATGGATTCAATAGGCAACAGCAACTTTAAGGGGCTGTATGTATTGGACCGTCATCAAGTCACACCGTCTGAAGAAAAGATCACCGATCTGGGGCCAATGTTGGGCTTTCCGGCTTATTACACGATCCAACAAGAAGCGTTAAGCGGTCAACGAATCCATCATAGCCGCGCTATTCGTTTTACCGGCATTGAGTTGCCCTATCGCCGTCGCATTGCCGAACAGTATTGGGGCAAGTCGGTTGTTGAACGGGCTTTTGATCGGATTTTAGCCCTTGATAGCTCTACATACGGTGCGGCAAACCTGATGCTTAAATCCTATTTGCGCGTGGTTCGGATTAAGAGTCTGCGCAAAATTCTGGCAGAAGGTGGAGCGGCTGAAGCCGGCTTGGTCAAGATGATGACCTTTGTTCGGCAGATGCAAAGCAACGAGGGCATCACTCTACTGGATACCGATGATGAGTTTCAGGCCCATAACTGGACCTTCGCCGGGGTTTATGATGCCTTGCAAGCATTTGCCGAACAGATTGCCGGCGCGACCGGGATTCCTTTGGTGCGCCTTTTGGGGCAATCACCCAAAGGGTTTAGTTCCGGTGAGTCTGATCTGCAGATGTATTATGAGACCATTGCAACAGCTCAGGACGACGACTTAAGCGGACCAACGGCGACCCTGTTGGAAGTCCTCAGCCGATCTCACCTTGGCTGTCCTTTGCCCGATGGCTTCAATTTTGAGTTCAACAGTCTGGAAAAGGTCAGTGATCTGGAAAAATCCCAAATTGCGACCGCTGACGCCCAATCTGTTGCCGCCTTATACCAATCCGGCGTTATTGATCATGCACAGGCTTTGGCTAACTTGCGTGACACGTCACGCATGACCGGTCGTTATGCCAGCATCAAAGATACGGATATTCAGGCGGCGGCAGCTGCAAGTGAAGCCCCGCCGATACCGGAGTTAGATGATCTGGATCCGGCTGCTGCCACAGAAGAATCACAGCATGATCTGGAGACAAGTGTAGGAGCTGAGTAATGCTCATCGGTTCCGATCTGCCCGCGCAATTACAAGGGGCCATATTGAAACGAGATATGATGTCACCAATCACATCTCGTCCTCTTCCTGCGCCTTGGCCCGGCCTTAAATGGTCGTTTAAGGATGCTGCAGCTGGGGCAAGTCAGTTTGCATCGCCACGATCTGCAGAGCGGCATTACGCCAAGCAACTGGGCAGTGTCGCCGGACGGATCCGGACGATTGTCGATGGGCGTGGATCGCCGGAGAAAAAGCAGGCATTGCTGCGTAAGTATGCCGAGACACTCGGTCCATGGGCGGAGAATGCCGCCGCAGCTATGACCAGTGCGGTCGATCGTAAGAACCGTCAAACCTGGGAAAGCCATGCATCCAAAATATCCAAAGGTCTGCGTCAGCAGCTGAAGCAGAAGATCGACGATGTCACATTATCGGAAATCAATCGCCGCAATGCCAAACTGATTAAGGATCTGCCGTTAGGAGCTGCTGACAAGATCGCGGACATGGCAACGGAAGCCACCGTCACGGGTACCCGCGCCGAACAACTGGCGGCACGGATCGCCGAAGTGGGCGAGATGGCGCACAACCGCGCCCAAATTATCGCCCGCACGGAGGTCAGCAAGGTTAGCACCACTTTGACCAAAGCGCGGGCTGCCATGGTCGGGTCTGAAGGCTATATCTGGCGGACGTCTCGGGATGGTGATGTGCGGGATGGGCATGCGCAAATGGAGGGGAAGTTTGTCCGTTGGGATGATCCGCCTCGTGTGGACGGCATCAAGGCTCATGCTGGGGAAGCTCCAAATTGTCGCTGTTATCCGGAACCGGTGATTCCAAAGACAGGTGCGGACACGCCCAACGGATACAAGCCGCCATTGCCTTTGGCTGAAGATGTTAAGGCGGATCCACAGACCGGTTTGATTTCGCACTGGGAGCAACAGAACAAGCTGATCATCAGGCATATGGATGGAGATACCCTGCCCGGCGCAAATGAACCGATTATTCCCCGTGAGAAGCTGGCGGGTTATGTTTTGAATGCGGATCACCCGACAGGTGGCCATAAGGCCCGTGTCTTGAAATCCGCCCTCGGGTTTGATGAAAGCACCGCCGGGCAGTTTGAAAAGCAGTTACTGCAGAAACTCCCGGAAACAGCAGCGATACGCGATAAAGACTTATCGGCAGGATTTGGCGAAAAATTCACTGCCTATGTCCCCATGACCGGGCCGAACGGTCGGACCGTTGATGTTAAAACCGTGTGGATGTATGATCGCAAGAAGCGCAAGCAATCAGGCACTCCGCGTTTGGTGACTGCTTATGTTGCGGACTAAGGATTAGGATCATGGCACGAATTGAGGAAACAGGCTGCTTTCGTCTCCGTCATTCCATCACTGTCAGCAGTGATCGGTTTGAGGATAAAGACTATCGTTTGGATGCCGGTACCGTGGGGACCGTGCTGCTGAATGGTGGCGATTCCTATTATGTCGAGTTCGTTATTGACCCCACGGACCCTAATGACCCGCTAACCGCTGACTATGCATTTGCAACGTTGGAAGATAGTGCGGTTGAAAAGTACGACTGGCAGCCTTCACAATAAGCATCCAGCATCCGCCATATTTGCCCATAGGCGCGTTTCATGCCCCAACACGACCCATTGGGGCTTTTTTGTTATGACGGCGATGTAGGGGCGTTAAATAGGTATTTAACGGAGCTGTTTTCAAAGCGCGAGAACGTGCATATCTGATTTCATCGATTGGGGACTTGCGGCGCACACCGTCAGCGCGTAGTCTGGCTCCAGTTCGTCGATCACCCCAAACAGACGTTCTACAGTCAATGCCCGGAAGCAGTTCCGGGCATTTTTGCGTCGTGGTTCCGGCGATTATGGGCTCCTCAACAAAGGGAGCCGTGCCGTGGCGCGTTTTTTCGTATCGTCCAAACTATCCGAGAACATGTCAGTGACCCCAGAGGGGTACCTGCTGTGTATTGGTGTGCCAATCGCACGTACTGGCTCTCTTGAATATCTCCCGGATGAAGTCGGCATTCCGGCTGTCGGCGACAAGGATACAGTCACTGTTTATCGGTGGCCTGATGATTTGTTGTCATCCGCCGCCATGGCCTCGTTCGAAGGCAAACCGTTTTGCGCAGATCACCCTGACGAAGATGTGACCGTGCATAACTGGCACGACTATGCCGCAGGCCATGCACAAAACATCCGACGTGGTGTCGGAACTGAAACTGACCTGATGCTTGCAGACCTGCTCATCACAGATAAAGCGGTTATTGCGCTGATCTTGGATGAGGGGCTGCGGGAGATCAGTTGCGGCTATGACGCCGAGTATGTCGCCGTTGCACCGGGTGTAGCGCGTCAAACGAACATCGTTGGTAACCACATCGCCTTGGTTTACGCCGGTCGCTGTGGCTCTCGTTGTGCAATCAGAGACAAGGATACAACCATGAGCAAACCGAAAAAAGGTGGCCTGCTACAAGCCATCTTTGGTAGCCCCGCCATCAAGCGCACGATTGATTCGGACCCGGAGGCGTCAAAAGCCCTCACGGAGGCCATTATGGAAGCTGTGAACGGAGGGGATACAAATGTCGTTCAACCAGCTGCTGCTACGGATGCTGCTGATCCTCAGCCTGCCCCTGCATCCCCCGCTACCGATAACGATCCAGCCCCGGTCAAACCGTCCGCACAAGATGCAGATCAGCAGGCCGAAATCCTGCTGCTACTGCGCAGCATCCTTGAAAAGTTGGATGCATCGGCAAATGGCGCGCCGGTCCCGCCGCAAAATGCATCTGATGCTGAGATCGAAGCTGCAGATGTAAAGGATGCCGATCCGACGCAGGATGAAGACCCAAAACCGCAAACCAAGGATTCTGCCCTTCGCCGGACCGTGGATAGCGCAACGATCCAGAAAGTGGCCTTGGTCGCACCAGGGCTGTCCGTACGAACTGGGGATAATGCCTTGGTTGCCCGTCGCGCAGCCTTGCAGATGGCACACAACCCTGAAATTCGCCGCACCATTGACGCCGTTTTGGGTGGTGTTTCCGCTCGGGACGCATCGCCTGACTGCGTGAATGCAGCATTTGCAGCCGCCGCCGAAGTCGGTCGCATGCATACCAACACACGTACCGTTGATGCACTGACACGGCAACCGGCTGCCGTTCAAGGCGCTGGGGATACGCCGGCAAGCCTCAACACGATGTTTGCTGAACACCGCAAAATTATGGGAGCCAAATAATGCCGTTTTATGATCGTTCCATGCCGGGAGGCTTTCCCGGTGGTCTGACCCGTCGCCTGAACGCGCTGACCGAGCCGGTGACTCTTGCTGCAGCATTGAAACCCGGCGCACCACTGCAATTGAATGCAACTGGCAAAGCCATCTACGCCACTGCTGCTGACAAGATCAAAGGCTTCCTGGTGCGGGCATATCCGACCATGGGGGGCAATGATGCCACGCTGGAAGCTTATGCCAATGGCACCACTCAGGACCAACTGCGCTCCGGTTACATCTCCGTGCAACTACCTGAAGCGGAAACGGCGGATGCCGTGAAAGGCACGCCGCTCAAACTGGTCACCGTTGCTGCCAATGGCTTTGTGGTTGGTGATCTGTCGTTGTCGGAAGGTACGGCAATTCCGGGGGCATGTTGCACCGGTCCTGCTGATGCCGCTGGCGTCGTTGAAATCGAATACAACATCTAAGGGACAGACATAATGCTTACCTTTGATCGACGTACAATTGATGCCAGTGGAGCTTTCCTGATTGGTGAGCTGGAAAAGCTGGATCAAACCGTTAACCTACCGCTGCAGGAAGTCACTTGGCAGCGCGATATTGATCTGCGGGAAGACCTGGTGATGAGCGATGAAATGTCCTCCTTCACCGTTACCGACTTCGCGGCTCTCGGGTCCGAAGGTGCAGGCAGCATTGCTTGGGCCGCCATGAATTCATCTGCTTTGACCGGTGTGGATGTCAACGTTACCAAGCATGGTGCGAACCTGCATATCTGGGCCAAAGAGCTTGGATATTCCGTCATTGAATTGGAGGCCGCCCAACGCTTAGGCCGCCCAATTGATGCCACCAAATACGATGCCCTGAAGATGAAGTATCAGCAGGACACCGACCGTATGGTCTATGTGGGTGATACAGCGAAAAATGCGACCGGTTTGATCAACAACCCGAACATTGCTCCGATTAATCTGACGGTGGATTGGGAAGCCGGGTCTCCCGATGACATCCTGAAGGATTTCAACGTCTATCTGGAGCATTGTTACGAACGCACCGGCTACACACTGGTCCCGCGCAATATGCGTGTGCCAACCAGCAAGCTCTCCGGCCTGCTACGCCCGATCTCCACCGGATCCGACACAACGATCCTTGATTACGTAGCGAAAAAAAGCCTGTGCATGGTGCAGAACGGTGTCCCGCTGGAAATCCTTGGCCTGAAATGGCTGAACACGGCAGGCACTGCTGGGAAAGGTCGCGTTATGGCCTATACCCGCGACAAAAAGTATGTGCGCTATCCACTGGTACCAATGGCCAAAACGCCGCTGGAAACCCGAGGCTTGCAACAGACGACAGTCTATTACGCCAAGCTGGGGTCTGTGGAGTTCCCGTACCCGGAAACCGTCAACTACGGCGATGTGCAGTAAGGGGAACCACTATGACCAAGCTGCGTGTACATAAGCCATTCCATTTCCGGCGTGACGTGAACGCCAAGGCAAGAGCTTTTCTGCCGGGTATTCATGCGATCGAAGATGAGGATCTGCAGCATGGATTTATCCAGGCACAGATCAAAGATGGCCGGGCTGAAGTGGTGACAGAAACTGTCACCACAGACGCCGATCCGGAGAATTTCGACCATCTACAACCGATTGTCACTGATGTTGCCGTTTCAAATGCCCATTCAGCAGAAGGTGACGCGGACGAAACAACCGCTACACCTGGCGCCGATGACGCAAAACCGGCAACACGCAAATCCCGTGCAACCAAAACCCAAAAGGCTGACTGATCATGACGCCTGCAGAGTTCCGCGCCATTTGCCCTGAATTTGCGGATCCGGCGAAGTTTCCGGATGCGCAAGTCCAGTTCTGGCTGACTGCCGCAGAAAACCAGTGCGATCCGTCGCGCTGGGGCAATCAGTTGGATATGGGCATTATGTTTCTGACTGCGCATCGTTTGACCTTGGCTGCCGCTGCAGCACAGAAAACCGATGGCACCGGAGGCATGGACGCGGCTGCAGGTGCCGTAATCAGTGAGTCCAAATCGGTGGGTGGCGTCAGCAAGTCCATCGGGCGTGCCGGCGCTGCCAGTACCGGCGATCCAAACGCCGGACAGTACAATGACACCAGTTATGGCAAGCAATACTGGGACATGGTTCAGGCCATTGGTGCGGGAGGACTTGTGGTATGACCCCGACCATTACCGTTAGACAAACCAGTGATGTTTCAGCCGCTATTCAACAGGCGTTTAAAAAGCTGAACGCCGGACAGGTGTTGGTGGGCATCCCAGAAGATAAAGCCGCCCGCAAAGCTGCTGAAGAAGATAATCAGATGAGCAATGCGGCCATTTACTATGTCCAAGAGTACGGTTCGCCAAAAATCCATGTGCCAGCCCGTGCTTCCTTGATTCCTGGTATTCAAGCCACCCTGAAGGAAATCATCGAGCTTCTAAAGGATGCGGGCCGTGAAGCCCTACGCGGTAATGCCAGCGCCGTCACAGTCAATTTCAACAAGATCGGTCTGCTGGCCGTCAATTCTGTCCGCGCCAAGTTCGTGGATAACGACTGGCCTGCACTGGCACCCGCCACACTCGCAGCGCGTCGACGCATTGGCGGCAAGATGCCACGCAAAAAGAAAGGCAAGCCGGCACCCGCAGCACGGCGATCCAACCCGCTGATTGTTACCGGGCAACTGCGTAAAGCCATCACCCATGTGATCCGGGAGAAATGATTATGGATCTATCAGACGTCATTCATGATCCGGACTTCTGTGAAACGGTCAGCATTGAACTGACCACGGCAAACGTGAACGATTATGGCCGCGTGGAATTTACATCCAGCCTGATTAGTCGTGAATGTGCCATTCAGCCAGCAACGCCTGATGACATGGACCTGTTGCCCGATGACATGCGCAACAGCGAAACCCTTGCGATCTGGACCGATGAAAACATCGAGTCTGACTGGTACGTCCTTCGGAACGGCAACCGCTACTGCGTCAAACCGATTGAAACTTGGAACGGCGTAACCAAAGCCCTTGCAGTGAAGGAGGCAGTCCAATGAGTGAAGACTTCACCTTCATTCCGGTTACCAGCAGCCAATCTGAGATACAGGTCCAAAACGTCCTGCACACATTGTTGGTCGGCCTTAGCGGGCTGGACAAAACCTTGGTGCGTCCAGCCTATCAGCCCAAACCACCGAAGACACCGGATTTGGATGTGACCTGGTGTGCGTTTGATATTTCAGATGACACCGAAGACGCGGCACAGATGATACAAGGCGTCGATCAAGCCCAGATCCATACGGAAGACGTCCTGAGTGTGCGTATCACAGTTTACGGGCCCTGCAGCCGCGATCTTTGCAAACAGATCAAACGGGGTCTGCATGTGCCGGACAATCTTGTTTGGCTACGCCGTCACCACATGGCTTTGGTGTCTATTGGCACCATCGTGCGTTTGGCTGAGGAACATGGCGGTACATGGCTGGCCCGATCCGACCTGCCGCTGACACTGCGTATCGGAACGGCAGCCACAGACGGCATCATCCCGATCTACAGCCTGCAACCCCCAAATGTCGAGATTAAGGATTAGACCCATGGCACAAAAACTGTCCGTAAACCGCGTGATCAATTGCACCGTCAACCTGTCTCAAAAAGCTGTAGGGCGGCGGAACTTTGGGGCTTTGCTGATTTGCGGCCCTTCGGATGTGATTGACCATAACGAGCGGATCCGTTCCTATGGTGGCCTTGACGCCGTCGCCGCTGATTTTGGGATCACTACCCCGGAATATGCTGCAGCAGAGGTCTTCTTCAGCCAGAAGCCACGTCCCAAAGCCGTATATATCGGTCGCTTTGTCAAAGCTGCCGCACCGGCGACCTTGCGTGGGGCAATGCTAACCAGCACGGAAGCAGCCATCAGCAATTGGACGGGCATCACTGCCGGCACCCTGGATGTCATGATCGGTGGAGCATCCCACAGTGTGACCGGGCTGGATTTTTCTGGCGCAGTAACATTGGAAGGTATTGCCGAAATCATAAATGCGGCTTTAACCCCAGAAGGTGCGAGCTGTGCCTATGACGGCAGTCGTTTTCTCCTGACCAGTGTTGCCACCGGAGCGAGTGCAACAATCGGCTATGCGTCGGGCACTTTGGCGACACAGATGAAGTTGACCGATACCACGGCTTTGGCCCCGGTTGTCGGCGCAGATGCTGAGACCCCGGAAGAATGTGCCATTACAATGGCGGACAAATCCAATGACTGGTACGGCCTGGCATTCGCCGACCCGACGATGACGCCAGCAGAACATATGGCCGTATCCAGCTACATTGAAGCGTCCAGCAAATCCCGCATTTATGCCATCACGGAAACCGATACCCGCACGCTGGATGCGGCCTATACCGAGGACTGTGCCAGCCTTGCCAAAACAGCCGGCTACGAACGCACCCACGTTTGTTATTCCTCGAAAAACCCGCATGCAGTGGTATCGGCAATCGCCCGCGCTTTCACCGTCAACTTCAGTGCCAACAAATCCACAATCACGCTCAAGTTCAAACAGCTTGTGGGCATTCCGCCCGAGAACCTTGGGAACAGTCATGCGGATGCACTGGAAGACAAAAACTGTAACGTATTTGCCGCCTATGACAATGATTCGACGATCTATCAGGAAGGCGTCATGGCCAACGGTGCATTTTTTGACGAAGTGCATGGATCCGATTGGCTGCAGAACACCATGGAAACCGAACTTTATAATTTGGTTTATCAGTCAGAAACCAAAATCCCGCAGACCGACAGTGGCACAAATCAATTCGTTGTCCGTGCCGAGAGTGTATTGGGTGAAGCGGACAACAATGGCCTGATTGCCCCCGGCATCTGGAATGGCGACCCCTTCGCCGAACTCAAGCAAGGCGACCGCTTGGATACGGGCTACTACATCTACATGCCAACCGTGGATTCCCAAGCCCAGTCTGTCCGAGAACAGCGGATCTGCCCACCCATGCAAATAGCGGTCAAGTATGCCGGAGCCATTCATGCCGGTGATGTGATCATCAACGTCAACCGTTAACCCAGCCTAGAAGGAATAACACTCCATGACTGTGTACAGTTTTAAGGATGTCAAAGCGGCCATTGACGGCCCCGGCGGGAACTTTCCGCTGTGTGGTGACGAAGCCGGTGCCGCCAAGGAGGGCATCACCGTCAGCCAACTGAATGATGACAACACCATGACGTCCGGAGCCGATGGTTCCTGGATGCATAGCCTGAATAATGACGCGTCCGGAACCGTAACCGTACGTCTTTTGAAAGCGAGTACGGTGAATGCGCAATTGGAAAACCTGCGTAGCCATCAGCGGTCGTCCAGTGCCAATTGGGGCAAGAACACCATTACGATCCGCAACGTTGTCAGTGGTGATTCCGTCACCTGCAAAGGTGTAGCGTTTAAACGTGTGCCTGACCTCACGTATGCCGCTGAAGGTGGCACGGTGGAATGGGTGTTCGATGCCGGCAAAATTACCCGCAAATTGGGTACCGGCGCAGCTGCAGCCGAGAGTGAGGCATAACCCATGACCCAGACATCATTCAAAGTTGGTGCCCTGACCCTCCGGGCAAAACGCATGGATGCCCGCACCCAGTTGCATGTGGTCCGTCGTTTCGGCTCCTTTGCCAAAAACATTGGCACGTTTAAGGCTGCGTTTGACGCAGCCAAAAGCGGGCAAGCAACAGATGACATACTGTCCGTTGTTGGGCCGCTTGGTGATGTTCTGGCCTCATTGCCCGATGATCAGGTCAATTACATCATGGATGCGGCCCTCAATGCAGCCGAAGTCAAACAGGACGGCGTGCAGGAGTTCGCCCCCTTGCGCACAGGTGGCGTAACCATGTTCCAGATCGATGCGGTACAGGAATTGATCATCGTTGCGCAGGTGCTGAAGGCAAACCTTGCGGGTTTTATGGCCGTCCTCCCCGCTCTTGGTATCCGACCGGAGACACCCCAGCCATAGATTGGGTGTCTATGGCCAGCGGTGAGGACTGGCTGTTTCGTCCGGTCGTGCGTGGATGTTGCAGCCTTGAGAGCCTCCTTGACGGCACCCTAAGCCTTGCGGATATCGCGGACATCAATGATGCCCTTGATGTCCAGGATGAAAACGCGAAACGGCATAACGATTACCTGAACCCAAAGCGGAGTTGACATGTCTGATGCAGGCATCATTGCAGAGTTCCTAGCAGCAGTCGGTTTTAAAGCCGACGAAAAGTCGCTGGATGATGCCATGAGCAAGGTCAAAAACTTTGGTCTGGCAATTGGAGCTGTTGCTGCCGGTGCGGCTGCCGCGATCGTTGGCATTGCCCATGAATATGATCAACTGGGCTATGCGTCGGAACGACTTGGCACATCTGTCGAAAAAATGCAGGAGCTGAACTATGTAGCTGAGCAAACTGGATCATCAGCTGAAGCTCTGCAATCATCACTGACCAGTATTTTTGAGAACAATCCCCGGATCAAAGACGCCGGAGAGGCTCTTGAAATCGCCGGTCGTAATATGAAAGGCATGGGGCGTGCCGCCCGTGAAGCCTATGCCGCAAACATGGGAATTGATCCGAGTTTGATTCCCATGTTGATCAGCGATACATCGGAACTGCGGTCCGAGTTTGCCAAGATGTACGCCGTTGCCGGCACCGATGCCGAAGCAGCCGCAAAATCATCCCGGCAGTTGATCAACGAGTTGGGCAAGCTCACGACCATTGGCAAAATGCTGGGGTCTGCTGTTGGTTTGGCGTTTATTGATCGGTTGCGACTGGGTGTAGAAAAGCTCCGGCGCGGCATTATTGAGAATTTTGACAAGATCAAAACAATCCTCGGCGTGATCATTGATCTGTCCATGCGTGTGGTCGGAGCAATTATGGCCTTCGCCGGTCGTATTGTCGGTTGGCTCATGGATATGGTGGAGTGGTTCGGCAATCTGTCCGATGCCCAACAAAAAGCCATTGGCATGGTCGGTGCCCTATTGGGCGCATGGCGATTATTGAATGCCGGGTTTTTGGCAACCCCGATCGGCTGGATTGTTGCCGGCCTTGCCGCGATCATTGGACTGATTGATGACTATCAGACCTATATGGAAGGTGGCACTTCCATGTTCAATTGGGGACCATGGGAAGACAGCATTAAGCGTGTTGTCGCCGTGCTAAAACCAATTGCAAACATCCTTCTGGGTATTGTCACCGCCATTGGCACCAGTCTTGCCCCCATGGTGGAGATGGCAATCAACTTGTTCGGCGGTCTGGCCAAACATGTAAAGCTGGTCTTTGACCTATTGTATGCCCTATTCACCGGAGACCTGCAGGGCGTTCTGCATGCCGCACAGGCAATTATCGGCAACTTTGTCGATATGGTTAAAGGGGTGTTTAATGGCCTTTGCAAGGTGATTTACAGCTTCTTTACAGCCCTGTTCCCGTCGATTGAAGAGAACTTCCCGGACTTTGCCGCTTGGGCAGCTGAAGCCGCAGCGAGCATCATGGAATCCTTTAGCAGTGTTCTGGCATGGCTGGAAAATGCTTTTAAAGCGGCTATGGACTGGCTACCGGATTGGGCGAAAAACACCCTTGGCCTTGGTGGCAATACTACGGGTGGCAAGCCGTCCACACCACCGGGGCAACCGCCCCTGATCCCGCCGCCCGCCATGAGTATGCCTGCTATCGCTGGTGGCGGTCAGGCTGTCCAAATGGAGCAAAGCAACACCTACCACATATACAGCTCTGCAGATCCACAGGGGGTAAGCCAAGCCATTGCCAGTCGGCAGTCCAATCTCAATGCCCAACTGGTACGCAATACGAAGGGAGCCGTAAAATGAGCAACAGCCTCTCCCAAACGGCACAACCAACCCTGATCCGTCCGGAGCGTAGCCTTGGCAGTTACCAGTTCGATATCGTTGTCGAGGAGATTCACGAAGATACACTGGTCATCACCGAGCATCCGGCAGAACAAGGTGCGCCGTTCTCAGACCATGCCTACAAAAAGCCGGCAACGGTTACAATTCGTGGAGGGGTCACCGATGTAGGCAGCAGCCTTAATGCCACGGCTTCTGACGGTGATACACGGGTTGTCTCCCTCTATGAAAAGCTGCTGGAGCTACAGGATAGCAAAGAGCCCTTTGAGATCGTCACCGGCTTGCGTCGCTATGAAAATATGTTGCTGGAAACCTTGAGTGTGCCCGTGGATCAAACCGGGTCTGGGGCAGCCATTATGACTGCCAATTGCCGACAAGTATTTATCGTTAAGACGCAAAGTACGTCAGTCCCATCAGCCCGCCGTCATGCCAATGCCGCGAAAACCGGGGGCGTGAACAATAAAGGTAAAAAGCAGCTGCAATCCGATAAACGCAGTGCGTTTGCTGAAGCCGCTGGTGGTGGATATCGCCGCCCCGGTGGGCCGGCTTAAGGAGGGCGTGTCATGCAATACATTATCCCGCTAACCGCAGAATCCCAAACCTTCAGCATTGTTTTGAACGGCACCGAGTACCGCATGACCGTGCGTTGGTCAGATGTGCCTGAAGGTGGCTGGCTGTTAGATCTGGCTGACATTGATGGGCAAGCACTTATCAAAGGTATCCCCATGGTTTGCGGTGTGGATCTGCTGGCCCCGTACACGAATTTGGGCATTGGCGGCATGTTGTGGATGTATTCCACCGATGACACCGATCCGGACTTTGATGGGCTGGGCAGCAAAACCGAGCTGATCTTTGAAACGGAGGATAACTGATGGCCTCCAATGAAAAAGAAGTCGGCCTGCAGTGGAACCGTCAATGCCAGCTGATCGTCGGCGGTCATGGCTCCGGGTTGGATCTGTCGGAACTGGATATCAAGTTCACGATCGAGAAAGGCGACATTGAAACGCCGAATACTGCCGATATCACCGTGTTTAACCTTGCCCCCGAAACCATATCTCGCATTGCCGGCGAATTTAATCAGGTGGTGTTGTCTGCTGGTTATGAAGGCAATGTCGGTGTGATCTTTAGTGGTGCAATCCGACAAGTCCGATCGGGGCGTGAAGGCGCGGATACTTGGTTGGACATCACCTGCGCCGATG